AAACCCCAACTTGTACAATAGGTTGGGGTTTTGTATTTTTGCAGTAATGAGTAACTTACCACAAAGCAAAGGCAGAAATACAGAACTTATCCGCTACCGCAATGAAAAATTAGCGGCGCGCTTCTATTATTACTCTTTTATCTTAGGGCTAAAGTTTTCAAGATGCTTAGAACATCTTATTCTTGAATTTGACCTATCGGAAAGCCGTATTTGCGACCTTATCTCCGACTATGCTGCTTATATTTCAAATTTGGAATACCGCAATATCGGTATATCTCAGCTAAAACAAACTTACCCATTTATGGTTTGGACGCCTCCTGCTTCCAGCTACAAGAGTAACGCTCGGCAGTTATCCTTAGACCTTTTCTCTGAGTAATCTCCGTAAGGTTAAGCCTATTGAAAGTTTCAAAATGACCATCTTCGTAGCCTTGCAGTTTATTATAGATTTTTTCGGCTAAGTCAAAGTAAGAAAAAGCCCTTTCCTGCCGGTCTTTTTCTGTAAGAGAGCAGGTGTCTTGTGCTTTCGTTACCAGCGTGATGGTAAATTCGGCATTTACTTGTTGGTATATATCATGAAAAGAATCCGTGCTTACAATATTGATACCTATAAGTACAGCAGGGTAAGCCAGTGGCGGCTGCTCCTCCATTATCTGCCCAAAGTTTAGGTCTATATACTCTATTTCCGGAATAGTTTTTAACAGTTCAAAGAGTTTTAAATAAAGAGTTTTCATTTTTTAAAAATTTTCTGGAGTTCTAATGTTACCGTGTTTTTAATTCTTTGTCTAAGCTCTGAGGAGCTTTCTTCGTTGCCTATAAACTGGCGTTTAGGGATATTTTGGTTGATAGTTCGAGAAAAGCCTTTTACCGGTATAGCTTGTCCTTTTTTACCCCTTCGCAGGAAAGGATTAACATTTTGTTTTACCACACCCGAAAAGCCCTCGTTATGCGTTTTGGCATAGGGAACATCTGTACCCCCAGCGACTATAGTTACCCTATCTTTTTCTATTCTACCAATACGAATACTTCGCCTTAGCTTAGCTGTTTTAACGAGTAATACTCGCCCCTCTTCGTCCCGTTTACCCCATTTGGTTGGGTTTTTGCGTTTTTGCCAAGCTTCGCCGTTATAGCTTTGGCGGTTGAAATTATCCTGTGCAAAATTTACGACTTCCTCACCGATAGCAGCTGGTAGTTCTCGCATGGTTTGAGCTAAACGCTCTTGCGTTTGTTTTATAAATTCCTCTGCGGTCATCTTTTAAAATAATTTTAAATAGGTTTTAATAATATTTCATTAATTAAAGTTGTATATATTGAACTTCCATTGTTCTTCTTTGTAGCCTTGCTTATCTTGAATATAAAACATTTGCTCGTGTCCCCACCTAAGCTCTCCGCCATCCTCTTCTTTCTTGTAATACTCCGTTGCACCATAGGTCAGCCCTCTCATTGTAAAAGCAATGCCCCAGCCTTTGGACAGCCCTTCCCAGTTGTTACTCGGACACACAAACCCCTGAGGCATAAAGCTGTATTCCCAATCTACATTCTCTCGGAAAATAGCACTTTCCGCTCCTTGAATTAGTGCTATTTTGTGAAAACACCCCAAAAGGACAGGGTCAAATTCCAGCATCCGGTAATAAAACAATATTGTTTTATTTTTGGTTTTATGGTCGTATTTGTCCAAAACTTCCTGATAAGCCAATGTCTGACAGCTTTCTACAGCGGATAAATTCTCGTAAGGAGGATTGGTGATAATTAAAAGATTATCCGCAAATCCATAAAGCTCGGGTGGATAAAGCTCTTCCATTGGTGTGTTGAGGAAATCCATTTGACGGCACGGAATACCCTTACTTTGACAAATTTCCACATCCTCAGCCTCTAAGGTAGTCCCAAACACAAAAGCATTAGGAAACCTCCTTTTTACAGCTTCCAATAAAGCACCCTCTCCCGCACAAGGGTCATACCAAGCACATTTTTCAGGTTCATTCAATACATCACTCATATACCTTACCGCTAAATCTGCATAGTAAGGTGGTGTATAAAAAGCTCCTGTTTGTTTCCTCCTTTCTGCCGTTAGTTGCATATTTTGTAGTTATAAAAAGTTTTTATATATTTGCGCTATAACTGCGGGGCGTAAAACCTCTGCGACCCCTTAGCCTTTTGGCTAAGGCAAAAGCACAGACTTTTTAGTTTGTGCTTTTCCCTTTATAATACGCCACTCTACCATTTGGATAAATTATTATAATTTCTTTCGGCATTTCTGTTTTTTTATCATTAAATAATACTTCCATCTGATTTTCAATATTTCTAATAGGTACAAAGTGGTTTAATTTGATGGCTACTTTATCAGATTGTTTCGTTCCGTGCTTTATCATATGCCATAGCTTTTGCTTTCTAAATTTACCCTCGTAACTTTCCATTTCCCAATAGTCAGCATCCGTTTTAATATCCGTTACCTTTCCATAAATAGGAGCATTTTCAAAATGATAATCATAAGCCCAATGCGTAGGTTTTATTTCCGGTAATACTTTTGTTTCTTTTGGCTTTAGATAATCTTTCAGAGTCTTAGCGATTATCAATCTATTTTCGTACTCTCTTTCTATTCTTGGACGTTCATTTTCAGAGGTAGTATGTTTTTTCGCTACAGCCGATACTTGTATTCCGTCTATCTCAGTAAACTCCAGCTCCTTTGTCAATAGTTTAGGTGTATTCGCTATATAACTATTCTCTTCCGTAAAAATCTCTCCGGTAGCTCCTACATTATTCAAAAAGGCTTTTGGTATATCTATATAGGGAAGTAATTTTTGCGGTGTAGGTTCAGCATTCCGTAGCTTGATAACATCTGTCCGACAATTAAAGTGGTTCGGTGGGAAATAGTGTTGCAAAAAAGGGTCATCTACTTCTACAATTATATCACTCAGAGGCGTGCATATTTCGGAGGTATGACTGTCCATTGTTACCTTGAACTGTACATACGGAAATATATGTTTATCTCTCTGTATTTCCTGCCATTTACGGCTCATCATAGCTCCTGCTATAATGGTATCGTATTCGGTTTTTAGGTAGCGGTTGGACATTCCTACTATCCGCATTGCTTCACGCTTGAATTCACTCCACGAGCGTATACTCCCATCGGGACGAAGAAGCAAATTATTAAGACGAATACAATCATTGTAATTCTTTGCTACAGAAAAACGCCATACATTATTTTTTAGCACTTCTCGAGCTATAAAATCGGGCGTATCATACTCTATACCTTTGTAGATGTAGCCTTTGTCCACTGCAGTTGATAACTCCCTCCCTGTCTTTTTTACTATCTCTGTAGAAAAGCCGTCTTTAGGCACGTTTTTATCTTTGTAGATACCCCTGATAGTATCTATCCAATCTTTTGCCAGTAAGTCTGCCCAGTCGGGCTGGTCGTTGTTTTCACCGGAAAGATAAGTACAGCAAGTATTTTGATATTCTTGCTCTAATTTTTGCCAGTCCAGCTCCTCGTATAGATAGAAGTCTATCGAGGAGCGTCTCCGAAAAAATCTTTTATCTTGTCAAATAGTGATAGTTCTTTAGCTTTTACCTTTTTAGGCTTTTTCTCCTTATCTTGTTCATCGAGGTCTTCCCCTGTTGGTTGTTCTTCCAGACGCTCCTCGTTGCCGTTATTTTTTTTGTTGTCTTTCTCTTGGGTTTTATTTCCTCTCGGTAGTCCAAATTCTTCATAAAAATAATCATCATCTACGCCGTCCGCCGTGATTTGGTTCACGCGTTCTGCAATGTTGAGTTTGTCAACCGGAGCTATTTTCCCCTGCTCCTCAATAAAGTTAAAAAATCCACCCGCTACCGGATACCCTCTTTTTTCGAGGCGAGGTTTAAGTTCATAGTTGAGTATCCTCATTACAAACCTTTTGTCGGATAGCTGTAAATCATCCTCCGTGTCGCCGTGTACTTCAGCTTGTGCAAGCGAAGTACCATCGGTGGTAGTCATAGTTTGCCCTTGTACCGTGATTAAGATTTGTTTATCTAAGTAGTCTAAAAAATCTCTATGCACCTGCCCGTTAGACTGCTGCGTTTGAATGGTCTCCACTTGAGATTTATTGGACATAGTCATACTTCCCGCAGCCCCTCTTTTTTGAAAAGCCAGCTCCATTTCCTGCTGTCCTTTCTCATCATCGGGGTCGTACTTACCTATCAGCTGAGGAATACCGAAAAGCTCGCAAAATTGAGCATAGTCAGCTCCTCCGTTACGTTTAAATATAGCGTAAGGTGCGGTGCGAGCAAATATACCTAAATCCTTATCATCGCCTACATTTAGGATAAAATCGTCATTTTCATAGGTAATGCCATCCGTGCCGGTAGTATCATAGAGGATGATTTTGTTAAGTGTATCAAGATGCCTGCGGTCTATACTCTCCACCGAAAAACCATTATCAAAATTTAATTCAATAATGCTTTTTCCATAAAACTTAGATAACATTACCTCTCTTAGTAGCTTTTCGAAGTCCGGACTATCCATAAAATCCCACATCTCTTCTATTTCTTTGCCATCCTTTTGAAAGATGAGGCGGGAGTTGAGTACAGCTCTCACTCTTTTTTCTACGGCTTCGAAAAGCACACCGTCCAAAAGAAGGTTGTCGTATAGCTCAATAGTATTTTTTCTTTTGCCCCTATACGCCATTGTAATAGCGGAAGTCCAGTTTTGAATTTCTAAAGGGTTTACCCGCTGAGGTTTGACAATGAGTACTTGCGAGATATTGATATTTTTGTTTTTAGCTTTCATAGATTGGTTTTTTAATATCGGTTACTTCTTGGAGGTTCAGAGTGATAACTGAATGATTTGACGCTATTGCTATCGGTTTCGTCTAATTTTGGAAGGTTTGCAGGCATACCCTTATAAACTGCCGTTAGCCAATTAACAGCCTGTTCATAGCGGAATTTTTTATCCTCGTAGTTAATGCTTGGATTAGCTAAGCCTACAAGCTCCCAAATTGCAATATCCTTAATGATTTTCACGAGTAAAGGACTTCTTTCGCTTCCGGTCTTTGAGAATATCTCTGTTACATTATAGTCTTTCATAAGCTTGGTAGTGGCAAATTCTACTGCCATATCTATACTCGCAAGCGCAATGGTTTCGTCATCTTTAATAATCGCTCGGAGCTCCGCCTCGTAGCAGTGTGTTTTCAACTCTTCAATATCTATATACATAGCTTAGTATCTTTTTTTATTTTTAGGTTTTCCGTAAATTTTAGGCTCGTGGTTACCAGATAAGCTTTTGTGGTTGAGTACCCACACAGCGCCCTCTACAGCATCGGGAGCATCATCATTAGCTCTACTCTTAGGCGAAAGTGCCAAAAACTGAAATTCTGTATCCTTCATATCTTCCCGTCCTTTCAGCTCTTCGTTGAAAATAAGCTTTCCGTTGCGGTTGAGTGGTTCGAGGTTGCTTTCTATCCGGTAAAATTTTTCAGGTTTTCTCCTCTCATCGGCACGAAGCGGGAGCGTGATATTAAAGCGTTTGTTTGCTTTTTTTATCTCTCTTTTCAGGGTATCGTCTATAAAAGGATACTCTATATAGAAATAGACTGAAACCCCTGTATTTGCAGTTTTTAGGTATGTAAGATATAGATGCTCCAGCATCTTGGCGGTAGTCGTTTTCTGACAAAACATATCAAGGATATGATATTCATCTTTGTATTTACCTACTAACGCCGTAGCTTTATAGTCGCCGTTTTTCTTATAGGAGGGGTCAGTATACGAAACAAGGAATTTATATTTTTTTAAGTCTTGTAATTTAGCGTATTTCAGTGATTTAAAGACTTTTCCTATACTGACCGGATTATTAAAATATTCCCCCTGTATTGCTTG